CGTGAGGATTTGCGCGGGGCGTACCACACCCTGTTCATTGAGAATGCTGATGACCAGAGCCTGAACCCCAAGGCTGCCCTCTTGGGGCTCAGATCCCAGAAGGGGACTCTGGAGTCAGAGTTTGGGAAGAAGGGCTATTGCACGCCGGCACTGAGCGATCCAAAACGGTGCGCGAGCTGCGGTAAGGCCCCCCCCAAAAGCAAATACAAGTGGAAACACCGGGAGTGCAACGATTGCCAGGATAAGTTGAAGAAGTGCGGTGCCGTCTCAACGATGGGCTTGCAGATTCAACAGAACCTCACTGTTGCCGAGGGCCACCCGGGACGGGTACACTTGAACTCTTCCACCCTACCACCAAAAGCGAGCAAGTGGGAAAAGGTTGATATTCCGAAAGGCGCGATCACGATGCACAGTTCAGAAGTGCCGTGGTTGCGGAATTCGAAGAAATCCCGTGTCCCTGAAGCTGGACGCTTGTATGAGGTGGAGAAAGGGGATCTCGCCAAGATAGACACCAGTCTTGAGCGACAAAAGCGCGAGTGTGTTCTCGCAGGAATTGGTGTCTCGGGGTGTTACCCCATGGTGACGCGGAAAGGCCTATACTCAAGAATGCAAGCGCTAATTGGGCGTGCCTTTCTCGCGAAACCCACGTCGTCCCCAGCCGCCTGGGCAGTGATGGACACCTTTAAGGAAGTCCTCCTGCACCCGCGGGCCCTCGATGGGGAACGGATGACGGTTGAGTCTTGGATCGCAAGTATGCCGGCTCGTCGCAGACGCGCACTTGAGCGAGCATACGCCGAGTACCTCAACCACGGCGGGCTGAGTGACAAGGATTTGACTTTTTCCGCATTTGTTAAGCAGGAGCTCCTCGCGAGCTACGAGAAGTTTAACTGGTGTGAAGCAAAGCCACTTCTAGAGTCGATCGCTCGCATGATCATGGCGCCCAAGGACAAAGCTCATATTGTCGCGGGCCCGATCATAAAGCCCAAGTTGGAGCGCTTGAAGAAGCACTGGGGAGCCGACAATTGGCTATTCTACGGTGCCACCACACCGGAGAACCTGCAAGGTTGGCTGGATTCTTCTATCCAGGGCTGTGAGGATGGAGAAGTTTTCGCCTTTTGGTGCGACTACTCCATGTTTGATTGCACTCACTCTGCGGAGAGTATGCGTCTTGTCGAGGGTTATTACTCCGAGATGCTAACGGACCCAGAGTTTGCGCGATTGATCACAGCTTGGAGAGCTCCAAGAGGCAGAATGGGTGAGATGAAGTACCGAGCGGCCATCATGCTAGCTTCGGGCCGCGATGACACTAGCCTAATGAACGCCCTGTTGAACGGGCTAGTAATGGGATTGAGTGTGGCGGCGGCCGTTGCGGGCGTAGAGTTGGA